CAGCCCGGCCCGAGTGCCGCGCGCTTGGCGGCCTTCGACGAGGTGTTCATACTGCTCGCGGCGCTGTGCGCGCTGGCGCTCGTGGCGGCCTGGCAAATGCGCATGAGGCCACAGCGCGGGGGGTGAACCTAAATCCGGCAGTTGACCGCTAAGCGTGCACAAATTGCATGCGACGCGCGCACAAATTAAATGCGACAGGATCACATTGCATGCGACGAAACTAGACTGTGGATAAGTCCATTCCGGCGGCTTCTTGACACGTGTCGTCGTGGCGCTGCGGCCAGGTTCTTGCATTTCTTCCGATTAGCAGTGATCCCCAGTCGGATCGAGCGGGTCGAGTAGTTCTTCACAAATCCACGTTGCCAGGCGGCAACGCCATCCGTGATCTTCGCGCTTGTAACGAATCAGGCGGGCCGTGACCAATACCTCGCGCGGCCAGTCAAGAAAAACCATCGGCGCGATGATCAAGTTCGCAGTCACGTCCATCACATAGCCGACAATAACGACTGGAAGTGCTAACACCTTGTTGAGACCAACAAGACGCTTTGCCATGTGCGCCCTGTAAATACCCATGACCAGCACGTAGGCGCACCAGAATGCGTAGAGGTAGGCGATGATGAACAGAATCAAATCGGCCATTGCAGCACCGGAAGCTCTGCCTCAACCTCTTCCCACGTCGGCACGGGGCGCTGATTGGATTGCACTGCGTTCAGGATTTGGTAACACGTCGCCCATGTCGCGTCTCTCACCTGCACACAGTATTGCCCTTCGACGGCGAACTTCGGATTAGTGCTCGTCGCATAGGTGCAGGCCGAAAGGATGCCATCGTAGCCACGGGTGCGCGCAAAAGCATCGAGGCGGGATTGGACTTTCGCCATGAACTCAGCGACGATTTCCTCTGGCGCTTTGGGCGGGTTAACAAATGTCGCCCCATCCCACGTCGCGCCAATCTGCACCCACTCGGGCGCTTCGACGAGTGTGTAAAGATCGCCGTAGCAGTCCAGAGACTGAACTTCCCATAAATCAACGACGATACTTTTTTCGATTCGCGCCGCTCGCATCATTCGAACTCCCAGATTTCAATATAGCCCGCGCCGCCAGCCGCTCCAGAATAACCACTTCCAGACGACATTACAGCGCCGCCACCGCCGCCGCCACCTACAGTACCAACGCCGCCCACGCCAGTTCCGTTCACATCTCCGCCCCTCCCGCCGCCTCCAAAAAACCCACTTCCGCCGCACGCACCATGTCCTGCAACACTCGGAAAATAAGCCCCAGATGCACCAGCGGCCCCCTGCAAATTGAGATCACCGCCTGTTCCTGTACCGCCGCCGGAGCCGCCAAGACTTCCTATTGCCCCACTACCTCCATATGCTGTTATTCCAGCAATTGTTGTATTCCCACCATTTGCGCCAAGCGCACCACCGCTACCAACGGTATATGCGTATGAGCTAGCAGGCGACGTAATATACCGTTCGCCATACCCACCAGAACCGCCGCCGCCTCCACTGTAACCATAAGCCCCTGCACCGCCGCCTCCGCCTGCGCCGGCCGCACGGACTAACAGTCGTGTCACATTCGCGGGCTTGTTGTACGTCCCGCTACCGGGCGACGTATAGCGCACGATGTTGACCAGGCGGCCAACTGCCGCCAGTGGCTTGGCATCTGCCAGCGTCATGACGTCTAGCCATGCGGTGTCTGATGCGTTGCGCATCTTGAGCTTGCCGGACGTGGTGTCGGCCCAGAATTGATAGGCATACGTCTGCGAAGGCTCGGTCGCGCCGCTGTTCTGACTGACGATGGCGGACAACGCCGCGTTGAGATCGGCGAGGAACGATGCTCCTGGTTGATCTGCGATGTTGTAGTCGTGCTGTGCCATGAATTCTCCTTTCAGTAGCCTTTTGCGATCCAGTCGAAAGACCGCGAGACCGGATTGTCGGATGCGTCGCGGAATGTGATGTCGAAACCAGAATTGCTGCGATTGCTGATCTGGTAATAGTCGCCACTTGCCATGTTTTCTGCGGTGATGGCGATGGCGACCACGGACTTGAATGGTGGGCTGAAGGTGATTGTCTTCGTGCCAGCGCCGGAAATGACGCCGGATGCCTGTTCAGTGCGGTCTGGCATGTCGATGGTGACTTCCAGCTTCGGCACGCGGATGGAATGTGCTGGTGATGCCGTTTCGAGCACCAGCCGAAACTGGAAAGCCCGCGCCGTCCAGTCGGCAACGGCGAAGCTCTGCCATGCCGACCACGTTGGCGAGCCAGACGGATCGTCGTTCGTCGTGCGCACGTAGAGCGTGGCCGTTGCGTCAGTAACATTCTGCCCGACGACGCTAGGCCAGAGGCTGATGTTGTCAGTGCGCGCGCCGATGGTGTCGGCCTCGTCAATCGTCTGCACTTCGAGCATGGCGGTGAGGCGCGAGGTATAGACAGCGCCAAGATCGATGATGCCGCTGACCCACTCGCCGGATGCCGCCACGCCGCCCAGCAGAGACAGGCGCGGCCAGGCGGAGACATTGCTGGTCTGCTGCCCAATGGTCTGGCTGCTATCGAGGCGCAGCGCTCCCTGATCCACCCATGTGCTGGTACGCGTGCCAGACCATGTGGGTTGAGCGATGAGCGTATCGACGACGTTGAGCGCAATCACGTCCGGCGCGTCGGTGATGACAGAGACGGCATTGACAGATTCATTGCCGGAGCTATCTACCCATTTCGCTAGATACGTGCCTGAGAGAAGCGGCAGCACGGCGCTGGTCGCCGACCCTGGAATGGCGGTGCCGATGTCGACGGCGTTTTGCCAGGTTGCGCCGGTCAATAGCGGGCTATGCCGCACGCGCAGATAGCCTCCGACGATCACGTCGAGGTCGGGCGATGGATCGAAGGTCAGGTGCGCATTGCCTGAAATGGCGGCAAGCGCCAGCCCCGCCACATCGGCTGGCGGCGCGGTTTTTCCGTAGATTGTGCGCACGATCGTGGCCGGTGCGCTACGATGGCCCAGGGCGTCCACTGCACGGACAGAGACTTCCCATATACCTGGCGCGGCGGGTGCGATTTCGATGGCAGGCGTGGTTACGGTCTGTGTTGAAGGATTGCCACCGTTGACGCGCCATGAGACTTCGTAACGCGCCGCGCCCAGAACGGCATCCCATGAGACTTCGGCGCGCGCGGCGACAACGCCCAGCGCGGCCAGGTAGAGCGAGTCCGAGATCGTCAGATTGGTGGGCGCTGCCGGTGCGGTGATGCCGTAGGCCGTGGTGCGGATCGGCTCAAGGGTCAGATTGTTCTCGATGGACCCGTATTTGTCCGGGCGGTGAGAGAGCGCCGTGATCTCGACGATGCCGGTATCCACTTCCTGCACCGAGACCACCCGCCACGTCGTGGGCGAAAGGTCGGATGCCGCCAGCACCCAGATGGCCCCAGACAGCGGCGCGGCAGTGAAGGCGGGCGAGACGGCAAGCGTGGTCTGACTACCCGCCCCCGTGGTCACGCTGCGCGTATCCACCGTGCCATCCGGCAGCATGCAGGAAAGGCTATAGGTCTTTCCCGCTTGTATGCTCACCGGCGCATCGAGCGTAATGCTTGAGGATGTGGCAGTCTTGATGCGCCCGCCAAACCGTACTCCGGCGCGGGAAGCATCCTGGATGCTGATGACCGCGCCGGGATAGACCAGCGCGCCATCGAGTCCGGCGCGGAAGGTGACCGTCTCGGTCTCCATGCGCCCGGTGTAGAGCAGCCAGCGCCCGATCCGGTGCGCCTGTCCGCGTGAGGTGCAGCCCACCGCCACAATCTCGGTCTCGCGCACGCCCCATTGCCGGATGCCTTCCACGTCTTCGACGTATTCGATTTTCTGGCGGTACATGTCCGCCGGGTCGTTCCAGGTCACCAGGGCGACGGTGTGACGCTGCTTGACCGAGCTACCGCTGTAGGTGAACGTGCCGTCGATGACGTTGGCATCGGTGAAGAGCGCCACCGGATCGGCGGGCATGTCGGCCACTGCGGTGATTGCCCCCTGGCTCCACCAGGCCATGCCGCGAAAGATGGCCGCCATATGCTGGATGACGGTGTAGGCTTCCTGCCGGGTTTGCAGGTACAGGTTGCAGGTAAATCGCGGCTCCATGCCGCCGAAGCCGTCCGGCACCAGTTCGTCGCAGTAGCGCCCGATCTCGTAGAGCGCCCACTTATCGACTTGGCTTGGATCAAGGTAAGCGCCTAGGCCATAGCGGGTGTTGGTGAGCAGGTCGTAGAAGCACCAGGCCGGATTGTCCGTCCATGCGATCTTGAACGATCCGTTCCAAACTCCGCTGTAGCTGCGCGTGGCTGGGTCGTAATTGACAGGCACCTTGACGCGCAGCCCGCGGATGTCATAGCCACGGCGAGGGATGCGGTTGAACTGGGCCGCGTCGATCTGGACCGCCACCAGCGCGCTGTTGGGATAGCGCAGCTTGGCGTCGATGATCTCGGTGTAGCTGTCCCAGTATGTCTGGGCTTGCAAATTAGCCGTCGTGCTGTCGGGCGTGACCCTGCGCACGCGCACCTGCCACGGGCCGGGTGCAGGTAGGTCGATGCGGCAACTGCGCTGGTAGCGGCTCGTCGTCTTGCCGCTGATGGTGTCGTGCATGACTTCCTGCCAGCCCGCGCCGTTGTTGTCGATGTCAACGGCAATCACGACCCATGTGCCTGTCAAATCGCCGGTCGAAGGGTCCTGGTAGGTCAGTCTCGGCACCGATATGGTGATGCGCACGGCGGAAAGATTGGTGTTGCTGATCGACCGCACCACCGGCGTGCTGGCCTTGACCTCGGTGGCAACGGAAACCTCGGATTCGACCGCCGCGAAGCCTGGAATGTGCGCCTGCGACTGCGTGCCATTGCGCGTGATGACGGTCACGCCGCTGAAGTTGTAGCTGCCATCGGCGGCCTGCAATGGCGTGTCGTCCAGATAGATGGACTTGAGCCCATCTACCAGGCCATCGATCTCGCCCTCGGAAACGCAGTCGATGACGCGCGCAAACGCGCGGCTGCGCAAGCTGTCTGGCGCTTCGGCTGGGACGTGCGACGAGCCGCCACCGCCGCCACCGCCGCCACCACCCTTGGCACCACGGATCAGTTCGCTCATGGAGCGTACTCCTCGGCGACCATGCCGGCGCTGATGACCTGAGAGCCTACGATCAGACGTCCGTAGCAGACCGGCACGGGGTTGCCTTGCGCGGCGGTATTGACCGCGCCGTCGAAAGCATAGGAGGGTTTGTTTTCTGGGAGATCCGGCGCGCCGGGTGTCTTGGGCTGTGGTGCCAGCATCTGTGAGACGCCGCCGAGCACGAGCGACAGGCCAACGTTGGCCGCGAGATACCCGGCGAAAGTCATGCCGCCAGCCGCCCACGCAGCGCTAAGACTGAGTCCAGCCCCGCCGGTCATGACACCGAAACCGATCAGCGCGGCCCCAAGGATGATGCTGCCCAGGCCTTTGCCAGCGCCAGCCGTCACCGGCACGATCTTGATGGCATCGTCCGCAGGCAGGGCGAGCGTGTCCAGGTCGCGCGGGTCTTTGCCGACCAGCACGCGGTATCCCGGCCTGGAATGCTCCGCGAGATAGGCGCGAAAGCCGGGAATCGTCGCGCACAATGCGCGCACGGCCTCGGCAGGCGAGCGCACATCGTAGGCGTGTCGGCGTCCGAAACGCTTGCCAAGATGCCCGTAGAGCAGCACGGTCAGCATGGATCGCCCTCCACGAACAGGCTGCGGTGGCGTAGCACATGGGTGGTCACGTGCCGCCAGTAGCCACCGTAAACATCACGGCTGGACAGCCTGCCGTGGCAGTGATGGATGAGATGGCCGTCGGCGTCGATCACGCCGGCGTGATTCGGCACGGTTGAAGCCACCTGCATCAGCACCGCGTCATGCGCGCGCTGGCCGTCATTGACGATGACGAAACCGGCATGCTCGAAGTTGTCTAGATAGAGGTTTCCGCCCTTGAGCCACCAGTCGTCCTCGCGCTGGTAGTCGGGCAGGTCGATGCCGCAGACCTCACGGTAGTAGTCGCGGCAGAGCGTGTAGCAATCGAGCACGCCATGCACGAATGGCCGCCCGATGAGCGGCGCGCGATAGCCTGACGGCGTGATGATCCGATGCGCTCCTGTGGGGTGATTAACGATCAGCCAAGGCAGCCCGGTCTTCTCGCACATGACGCGATCCGCCTCCGATGGATCCGGTGGCAGGTAGGGGTGGCTGTGGCAGACCGCCACCACCTCGCCCATGTCCTCGGCCATCGCCTGATCTTCCGGGTGGATGGCGAACTCCGCCTCGCCCGCGATGTTGCGGCAGGGCACGTAGCGCAGACGGCCTTTGACGACAACAGCCATCCCGCAGCACTCGCGCGGGGCTTCGCGGGCCGCGTGCGCCGTCACGTCTGCGAGGATGTGGGTCAGGTCGATCATCGTATCAACCCCGCTGCTGGAAAGCCGCCGAATGGCAGCTCGCCGTACTGACCGAAGCGCAGCTTGCACGATGCCAGCCGTTTGCCGCACTGATCGAGCACCATGCTGGTGGTAGGCATGTCGTTGATGTCCGCCACCGCGCCGCCGGTGTAGCCGCACTCGGCAGAGCGGTAGCGCCAGGCGCAGACGTTTTGCACCACCTGCCGGCGCGGCAGCATCACGCCAGCGAGATCGAAGGCCGCAGCCAATTCGAACTCCACCATTACCTTGTTCTCGACACTCTTGCGGTCGATGAACCAGATTTCGCGGTCGATGAACTGGTTCGGGTCTGCCTGCGGGTTGCCAGATGAGAAGTTGGCGGCATCCAGATACTTGGCGAATGTGCGCGTGCGCGTGAGCTTCGCGCCGATGAGGGAATCTGCCACCGCGCCGATGAGACCGATGACGTTGGCTACGGCGAGCTTTGGCCTTGGCAGCGCGCCATTGCCGCGCCGCTCAAATCCGGACGCATTGATGGGAAGCCGCGTGTAGGTCTGCCCCGCCCATACAATGTCGCTACCCAGCTCGTTTGGCCCATGCGGCGTGAAGCGGAACACATCAACGCCGCCAATGACGGTGGTGTCGAGCTCGTAGAGCTCAACGATCGCGCCTGGCGCGAAGGACTGGATATCGGCGCGCACCGTCACTCGAACACCTCATCGAAGGCCGCCTGAAGCACGCCGCCGCCGCCAGCATCGAAGCTGCGCGACCACTTGCGGCACACCCATTTCCCGGAAGCGCCATCGAGCGCTACCCAGTCAAATGACTCAACACCACCGCGCGCGCGCAGGAAGCCTTCCGCTGCTGCCAGCGTGGCATCATCGGCAGCCAGACGCACGGAATACCGGCGCGGCATGGTGTGGATGCCATCGGCCACGCGCTGCTCGTATCCGTCGCCCATGCGTGCCACTTTCACGCGCGGTTCGATTTCCAGCGCCTCACCGGCTGCAATCGGCCATGTCCATGTTGCCATGTCTTATGCCCCCGCCAACAGGCCGCCCGGGCGCTTCTCAGCCACCAGCACGCCGCGCACGGCGGTCTCAATGCGCCGCCCAAGATCGGCTGCGGAACTGGAATCGCCCTGCACCCGCGAGCCAGCATCAGTATTGACAACGACCGACACGTTATTGACCGTGCCGCCCACCGCAGGCACTGCGCCTCCAGAGGCGAAAGCCAGCCGCCCCAGGCTCGTGCGCGGCACCCAGCCGCCGCCGTTGATGGCATGCAGCATGTCCAGTCCGATACGGCGCACGGCATCGCGCCGGATCACGAACTCGCCAGGCGTGAGCATGGCTGGAACAGTGTCGCCCGTGCCTGTGCCAGGCACCGGACCGCCGGTGGCGAAGCCAAAGAACTTGAGACCTGCGGAGATGAGACCGCCGATGCCGCCTCCACCGCCATTGCCAAAGCTGCCAAAAATCTGCTCAGCCAGCTTCTGCGCTGCGATGCGCTGCAAGCTGGCGATCACCGCGCGGGCGAAGTCGAGAAATGCATCCTTCGCGCTCTTCGCGCCGCTGCCGATCTGCTCGAACATCGTTGCGAATGCGTTCTTCACGTCCGTGTTGATAGCTGCGGCCACCGGATCGATGACGTTCTTGGCCTCCAGCAGCGCCGTTTCCCATTGCTCGATCTTGGCTTTGGCCTCAGGGCCGAGGGCATTGGCGATGGCCTCCATCTTCGGAAGCAGTTCTCCCATCGCGCTGGCGGCCTCGCGGTGCGCACTCGCAATCATCGCCTGCGCCTGGCTGGTGGTAATCAGCCCAGCTTGCGCCTGTGCGTTGGCTGACTGCTCCGCCGTGCGCATGCGCTCGAGGGCGAGAGTCCATTTGCGCTCGAAATCGGCAAGTTCGGCCTCCTTCGCCTTGAGGTCGATGAACCGATCAACTAGCGCCGCGCCTTCGGCGTCATTCTTCAGCTTTTCGATGGTGTCGCGCATCGCCCGCTCGATGGCAGCACGGCGCATTTCAGGCGTCTCTGTGCCGGTCATCTTGGCGATTTCGTCCTGCGCTTCGGCCACCGCGTCGCGGATTTCCCGCAGCGCCTTCTCGCGGTCGATTTGCAGCTTGAACTTCGCCGCGACTTCCTTGCCGTCCAGCGCGTCGAGCTCAACGCGCAGATTCGCCGCCGCGACTTTCGCGTCGTTGAGCTTCTGGTCGATCTCGGCCTTCTGGTTGGCATCCTTCGGATTGACGCGGGTGTGTTGACATTTACGCCGAGCACACGATCGCGCTGACGAGGCAAATGAACGAGACGAAGCGCTCGGCCAGTTTGTCGTAGCGAGTGGCGATGCGCCTGAAATGCTTGATGCGACAGAAGAAT